CCAGATGGAGCTGCTGAAGAAGCAGAAACATCACATGGTGACCCATATGAATATGCACAGAGTGTAAATTTAAGTCTTAAACGTTACTTAGATGCAGAAGACATGAAAGTAGGCTTAAAAGAGCATACAGTTGATGGTATCAAAGAAGCATATAACAAAGCAAAAAATAAATAAAGACATCCCTCCCGAAATAATAGCGTAACTTAGGTTACGCTATTTTTCTTTATTAACTGCATAGTTTATTAAGGTAAATAGTAGTATGGCAGTAGATACAAAATTAACTAAAACCCCTTATACAAAAGAAAAGTATACAGAACAGCAAATACATGAACTTGCATTATGCTCGCAGTCTCCTAAACATTTTATGAAGGAACACTGTTATATTCAGCATCCTACAAAAGGACGTATGAAATTTGCTCTATACGACTTCCAAGAAGAACTAGTAGACACATACCACAATAATAGATACAGCATTAGTATGCTTGCACGTCAAACAGGTAAATCAACTTGTGCGGCAGGATATTTACTTTGGTATGCTATGTTTAATCCAGACCAAACAATTCTTATTGCGGCACACAAATATTCAGGTGCTAGTGAAATTATGCAACGTATTAGATTTGCGTACGAAACACTACCTGATTTCATTAGAGCTGGTGTTACTGCATATAACAAAGGATCGTTGGAATTTGATAACGGATCACGCATTGTAGCACAGAGTACAACAGAAAATACTGGACGTGGTTTGTCTATATCATTAGCATACTTAGACGAGTTTGCATTTGTGCGTCCTAACATTGCTAAAGAGTTTTGGACATCACTTTCGCCTACATTGGCAACAGGTGGTAAATGTATTATTACAAGTACACCAAACATGGACGATGATCAATTTGCACAAATTTGGAGAGATGCTAATAAGAATGCAGATGAGTATGGAAATGCAACAGCTCAAGGCATAAACGGATTTGCACACTACCTAGCATCATGGGAAGTACATCCAGATAGAGATGAAGACTGGGCAAATATAGAGCGTGGAAAAATTGGTGAAGAAAGATTTAGACGTGAACATAACTGTGAATTTATTGCGTTTGATGAGACACTAATTGATAGTATTAAACTTAGTAATATGGAAGCACGTGATGCTTATGCAAAAGCAGGACAAGTTCGTTGGTATGCACCAGTAGCTAAAGGCAAGTTATATGTAATAGGATTAGATCCTAGTTTAGGTACAGGAGGCGACAATGCAGCCATTGAAGTATACAGTATGCCAGGAATGAAACAGGTAGCTGAGTGGATGCACAATAGAACTACAGTACAAGGTCAGATTAAAATTCTACGAGAAATATCACAATATATAGAAAGTGAAACGGGCGGCGACTGTGAAATATACTACAGTATGGAAAACAATACATTAGGCGAAGCGGCATTAGTAGTTGTAGAAGAAACAGGAGAAGAGAACTTTCCTGGTACATTCCTAAGTGAAACAAGACAACATGGAAATGCTAAAAGATACAGACGAGGCTTTACTACTACACACAAAAGTAAAATTGCGGCATGTTCAAAATTAAAACATTGGATAGAAACAGAAAAAATAGAGATAGCAAGTAAACCATTGCTACGTGAATTAAAAACATTTATTGCCAGAGGAAACAGCTATGCAGCCAAAGATGGCGAAACTGATGACTTAGTAATGGCATTAGCATTAATAGTAAGAATGAGCATGGAAGTATCAAAGTACGAAGAAAGTGCATTTGAATACTTAAATGAAGACTTTGACGACGAAGACGGAATGGAACCCATGCCGTTTAGCTTGTTATAGTAAAAAAACATAATTAGATAAATACATTAAAGGAATACTACTATGGAATTATCAACCGAAATCTTTAACATCTTAAAAGGTGCAAACATTAAATTAAAAATGTTTGACTTTGGAGGAAACAAAACTTTAGACGCACAGAACTCAGCAAGGCTCTATGCATATGATGAAGATTTTCTAGTCACTATACGTATAGAAAATGACGAAGTTGAGGTTTTAGTTCAAGCAGGAGCGGATTTTAGCTTTAATAAGCATAAAGATTTATTAAGTAGTATCAAGAAAGCAGGACATAACGCTATGGCAGAATATACAATAAGAAAGTTTGATAAGAAAATAGTACCAAAAGATTTCGCACATGATACAGTATCAGAAGGATATGCACGTGCAACAGGTTCTATGAAAACAAGCTACATACAGTTACCCGAGTCAACTAGACTTGTAATTAAACACAGTAAGAGTGTTAATGAAGAAGTACGCGGTTCACGCTCACGTAACATACAAGCTATGTTTATTGAGAATTCAGCAGGCGAGAGATTCCGTTTCCCACACAAATATTTAAGTGGTGCTAAAGCTATGGCCAAGCACGTAAGTATGGGCGGAACACCATATGATGAGCTAGGTGAATCAATTTTAAGCATATGTAATGAAGTAACACAATGTAACCAGTTTTTACGTCATGTACGTTCAAACAAGCTAGTTACTGAAGCTAATCAAGACATTGTTGAAACAGTTAAAGCAAAACTAACAGAATTAAAGCATACAGTTAACAGTCTACAAACTGTTAAAGGATATGATGGATATGCAGTAAAACCACAAGAAATCGTAGAAAATAGCGATTCAGAGGTTGACATCTCAGATAAGTTCATGTATAATACATTTAAGAATACAGATATGGACGCTGTATTAGAAACCGTAGCACGAATTATAAAGGAGAAAGATAGCATGACAGACCTAACTAAGCAATATTTTGATCGTTTAATGGAAATGATTAAAGGTAAGGAAGATTTTAAGCTAACAATTGATCCAAATGATCCAGAACATCCTGATAATGAAGATCCAGTAAAATACTCAGGTGGAATGGGTGCAATGGCAAAACTAAGCAGTATGTTATCATACCTTGCTATGTGTAGTAAGAATGATGAAGCATTTAACATATTATCACATATTGGCTCAGAGCTACATAACTTGCCTCAAAAACATGTTATTTTGCTTGCTAAGATATGTAAGTACTTGGATTCAAACTACAATGCAGAACCCCAAGCACAACCAGCTGAATCACTAGATGAGTCAGTACTAAACGAATTACGTAGAAAGGTTGCATAATTATTTGCAATCTTTTTTGTAAAAACACTTGACAGTAGGTGTAAGATATTATATACTGTAAAGGCTAACAAAGGCAAAACAAGTAACTAACGAGAGGTTAGTTGCTAAACAAAGTGGAACGATACTGTTCCGCTACAAATAAAGGCTAAAATAGGAGAAACTAATAATGGCATCTTTAGCAGACATCCGTGCAAAATTACAGGCACAAGATAAAAAGAGTTCAGGCTCTAGTAATAGCGGCGGCGACAACGCAATATTCGCACACTGGAACATTCCAGAAGGCACTTCAGCCACGTTGCGATTCCTCCCAGACGCAGACGAAGACAACACTTTCTTTTGGAAAGAACGTCAAATGATTCGTCTACAGTTTCCAGGAGTAAAAGGTGGAGACGAAAATAAACCAGTAACAGTACAAGTTCCTTGTGTGGAAATGTGGGGCGATCAATGTCCTGTACACGCAGAAATTCGTCCTTGGTTTAAAGATCCATCTATGGAAGACATGGGTCGTAAGTATTGGAAAAAGCGTTCGTATATTTTCCAAGGCTTTGTACCACAAAGTGAAATGCAGGAAGACTCAGTACCTGAGAATCCTATTAGGCGTTTCGTAATCTCACCACAGATCTATAAGATCATTAGTTCAGCACTGATGGATCCTGAGTTTCAGGAAATTCCAACAGACTATGAAGCTGGTACTGATTTCACAATTAAGAAATCTACCAAGGGTCAATATGCTGACTACTCAACATCGAATTGGGCTCGTAGGGAGCGTAGTTTAGATCAAGCAGAACGTGATGCAATTGCAACACATGGCTTGTATAATCTAAATGATTATCTTCCTAAGAAGCCAGATGCTGAAGCACTAAATGCTATCTTCGAAATGTTTGAAGCTAGTGTTGATGGGCAATTGTACGATCCAGCACGTTTTGCAACGTTCTATCGTCCATATGGAGTTGATGCACCTGCACAAGGTACAGCACCAGCACCAGCACCCGCTCCGGCAGCACCAATTGCTCCAACAGCACCAATTGCTCCTGCACCAATAGTAGAAGCAGTTCCTACAGCACCTGCACCAGTTGCACCTGTAGCGGCACCAGTAGCGCCTCCGGCGGCAGTAGCAACTCCAGAACCAGCAATGGCAATGGCAGCAGCGGCACCCGAAGTAACTACTACTGATGCACCGAGTGCCCAGGACATTTTGGCAGCAATTCGTAACCGAAAGCAATAAGCTAAAATAAACATTATGAATGTACAGTGGCATAATAGTTGCTGTACATTTATTAATTAAAGGAGAAAACTATGGCGAGACCATTTGACGTAAGTAAATTCCGTAAAGCTATTACAAAAAGCGTACCAGGACTAAGTGTTGGATTCAACGACCCTGATACATGGATTAGTACCGGAAATTACACACTAAACAAACTTATCAGTGGAGAGTTTACTAAAGGAATTCCACTAGGTAAAGTAACAGTACTTGCAGGCGAAAGTGGTGCAGGTAAATCATATATTGCCGCAGGCAATGTAGTAAAGGCGGCGCAGGATCAAGGCATTTTTGTTATCTTAATTGACTCAGAAAACGCACTTGATGAGAAATGGCTACATGCACTTGATGTAGACACTACACCTGATAAACTACTAAAACTAAACATGTCAATGATTGATGACGTTGCTAAAACAGTTAGTGACTTTATGAAAGACTACAAAGCAGAATACGCTGATAAGGCCGATGAAGAACGTCCTAAAGTGTTATTTGTAGTTGATTCACTGGGTATGCTACTAACACCTACTGATGTTGATCAGTTTCAAAAAGGTGATATGAAAGGTGACATGGGTCGTAAACCTAAAGCACTTACATCATTAGTACGTAACACAGTTAATATGTTTGGACAATACAACGTAGGGCTATTAGCAACTAATCACACTTATGCATCACAAGATATGTTTGACCCAGATGACAAGATCTCAGGCGGACAGGGCTTTATATATGCATCAAGTATTGTTATTGCTATGCGTAAACTAAAACTTAAAACAGACGCAGACGGAAATAAAACTTCTCAAGTACATGGTATTCGTGCCGCTTGTAAAGTAATGAAAACACGTTATTCTAAGCCGTTTGAAAGTGTGCAAGTTGAAATCCCATACGAAACAGGTATGTCACCATACAGTGGCTTAACTGACTTTTTTGAAGCTAAAGAATTGCTAAAGAAAAGTGGAAACAGTTTAGAGTACATTAGCCCGGTAACTGGCGAAGTAATTAAAATGTTCCGTAAGCCTTGGAATCTTAACAAAGATGGAGCACTTGACTTAGTCATGTCAGAGTATGATGATGAAAGAGTTGATGCCCCAATTGAAGAAGACGATTTAATTGAACACAATGAAACCGAGGAGGTTGTAAATGAATCTATCTGATGGAGATTTTGAGTTTATTTTTAACATGTACGACGAAGCTACGCACTTTATTCACGATAAGGATAAGCCCGAGTTTGCATCTAAAGTCATTCTACAACTAGCTGATTATGGGTTTGATATTAAGCCTGCAATTAAAGAGATCTCTGATCATTGTGAGTTTTTAGGCGATGCTATGGATTCTTGGTTAGAAGCAGAAGAAGAGGATGAACCTATCTTTGACGAGTATAATGAAGACGATGAAAGTGAAGACTACTAATGAGTGCTTGGTATCGTAAAGTTACACAGAACCTGGGAGAGATAGTTTCGGCTATCTCTTTCTTCGAACAACAAATCGAAGAAGGCAGGTTTGAATGTAGTATGAAAGGTGTGCTTGAGCGTCAAAGCAGAGACATGCCCGGTATCGTTGAGTATCGCTTTAATCAACTACAAGAAGTTGAAGCGATACTTGAATTCCTTCACACAGAAATGCGTAAACTTAGATCACGCACATTTCGCAAGTTTTTAGAAAATTACAATAAAGCACTTAGTTCACGTGATGCAGAGAAGTATGTAGATGGTGAACAAGAAGTAGTAGACATGCAGTATTTGATTAACGACTTTAGCTTAGTACGTAACAAGTACATTGGTATTATTAAAGCATTAGAAGCTAAAGGCTTTCAGATTAATAATATTGTTAAATTACGAGCAGCCGGATTAGAAGACATTTCATTATAGTCTAAATTAAAGGTTGACAAGTAAGATATCTTACCGTATAATGTATATATAAGTCAGAAACGGAGTATATGATATGAAAAAAGTTCCTTACCCTTCAGTTACAGTACATGATGTAATGTGTGTAGCTATCAAAGTACACGAAAAGCAAGGTTTTATCCGCAGTGGTCAAGGGTATATTGACACAACTACCGATTCTGAAACAGAAGTAAGAATTGAGGACAATAAGTCTGAAATTGGAAAAATTCTATCTTCAAAGGCAAGAACTACAGCAATTGTAAATGAGTACTCATCAAAGGGTACAGACTTAGTTGATCACATTAACGGCAAACTTATGATTAAGAAGATGACTAATAATCTTAACAACTTTGAAGCTAATGTTGTTAAAGCATTGTCAGAAGCTGATGTAAGCAAGTTTTCTGTTAGTATTATTGCTAGCTTGCCACATAGTGTTACAGTTGATAAAAAACGTGAAGTAGTAGCTGATAAAATGGTTTCTTTGAAGCACAGTAGCCAATACTTTGGTGAGAAGTCTAAACGTTACGATCTTGCTGTAGAAGTGCTAGATGTTAAATTTATACAATCTAGTAACATTTACATGATATCTGCATGTTACATGGGTAAAGACATTATTAAGTTTTGGTGGAGAGATCAACCAGATATTAGCGACATTGTTGCTGATAGAGTTATTAAGATACGAGGCACAGTTAAGAACCATGAAGTGTCAAAGTACTCAGATTCTAAAGAAACTATGTTAAACCGGGTAAAAATCCTAGCATTATAGGGGTTTATTAAAGGTTGACATATTCCCCGATTAATAGTATTATATACTTAACTTAACAGACAAACAGTTTGTTACAAACTAAAAGGAAGTAATAATATGAAAAATAAAAAAGCAGTAGGAACTAAGTTCTTTAAAGAAGGAACACAAAACCAACAAATCCTAGCAAGATTCTGGGGTACTGGTAAAACGTTTACTATGGACAGTCTAAGAGATAAATTAGACATCGCATCTCCGGGTGCTAGACTATCTGAATTAAGAGACATGGGCTTTAATGTTAGAGCTACAGCTATTTCAGAAGGTAACGTTGGCAGATCTGCTAACGAGTACACTATATCTAAAAAAAGAGTAGCAGTATAATACTTACAACAATTGGGCCGTCCTTTTGGACTGGCCCAATCGTATGAATAAACTAATCAAAAAAAGATTAAAATAATTGCAATATACCGGTTGACAAGTAAGACTTCTTACTGTATACTTAGTATATAAAGTTAGTTAATTGAAGTAAACAAAAGAACAGGAGTTCAAAATATGTCGAAAACAATGCAACTTAAGAAAGCTCGTAAAGATCGTAAAGGCGAGACAATTATTGAAGTACTTCCAAATAACGTTGTAGACAATCCCAAAGAAACAGACGCTCAGATTATTGAACGTATGCGTGAACGTTTCCAAATACTAGACGATATGACACAAGCATCAATTGATGGTGTTGTACGTGGTATGGTTGTAACGGGTCCTCCAGGAGTTGGTAAGTCATATGGTGTTGAACAAGTTCTAGAAAAGAATAGTTTGTTTGATGTCCTTGCTAACAATAAATTACGTTTTGAAGTTATTAAAGGTGCTAGTAGTGCAATTGGTTTGTACAAAGTACTTTACAATAATGCAGACAAAAACAGTGTTCTTGTGTTAGATGATTGTGATACAGTATTGTATGATGAGACATCGCTTAACTTGCTAAAGGCAGCACTTGACTCATGTAAGAAGCGTAAGCTATGCTGGAATACAGATAGTGCATTACTACGTAGGGAAGGTATTCCAGATACTTTTGAATTCCAAGGTAGTGTAATTTTTATTACTAACCTTAAGTTTGATAATGTACGTGGTAAAATTAAAGATCACTTAGCGGCAATCATGTCACGTTGTCATTACTTAGATCTTACAATGGATACCACACGTGAAAAAGTATTACGTTGTAAGCAGATTGTTGCAGATGGCATGCTTAATGAGTATGACTTTACAGCAGAAGAAGAAACAGACATAATGGACTTTATGATTAGTAACAAAGAAAAGATGCGTGAAATATCATTGCGTATGGTTACTAAATTAGCAGACTTGAAAAAGAGCTTCGGTTCTGAGAAGTGGAAACGTACTGCAGAAGTTACATGTATGCGTAGGGTTGCTGTTGTATAGCTTCTAAATTAGAAAAGCCCTTCGGGGCTTTTTTTGTGACTACCACTTGACTTTCCTTAACAATTAGTGTATTATAATAGTATGAAATGTAAAATCGTATTAAAAGATGAAGTGAACTGCAAGATCGAAGGTCTTGACGTTAACACTCGAAGAAAATGTGAGAAGGAATTAAAGTTCTTTCTTCCATACGCATTCCACGTGCCAGCATATAAGTTGGGTAGATGGGATGGATGTCAAAGTTACTTTACAGTAGGTGGTGTAACATATACTAACTTACTTGACAAAGTGCTTCCCATTATAATGAATGAAGGTTATGACATTGACATTGAAGACTTAAGAACAAAATATGAACTTGATTTTAATGTAGTAGATGAATCAACATTTCAACATAAACTGTGGCCTGAAAAACACCAAATGGTAGGACAGCCAGTTACACTACGTGATTATCAGATTGAGATTGTAAACAAGTATTTAGAAACTCCACATTGCTTGCAAGAAATTGCAACAGGTGCAGGTAAAACTCTTATTACAGCGGCACTTAGTGAACGTGTAGAAAAGTATGGAAGGTCAATTGTTATTGTACCAAACAAAGACTTGGTAAAACAAACAGCGGCAGATTATGAGAACTTAGGATTAGATGTTGGCGTGTATTACGGTGACAAAAAAGAACTAGGCAAAACACATACAATTTGTACGTGGCAGAGTTTGAATAGTATTAAGAAAAGATTTAGAGAAGGACAAAGCGAATTAAGTTTAGCAGAGTTTGCAGAAGACGTAGTATGTGTGATTGTAGACGAAGTTCATCAAGCTAAAGCAGACGTATTAAAAGAACTATTGACTAAGGAGTTTGCAAAGATTCCTTTAAGGTGGGGACTAACAGGAACTATACCAAAGGCAGAACATGAAAAGGTTTGCTTACAAGCATGTCTAGGTGAAGTAACTAACAAGCTAAGTGCAAGCACGTTGCAGGAGATGGATGTATTAAGTCAATGTCATGTTAACGTAGTGCAAATGAAAGAGTTTGCAGTCTACAATAATTATCAAAGTGAGTTAAGTTATTTAACTACAGACAAAGCACGTATAAAACATATTAGTGGACTAATTGATAAGATTAGTAAAAGCGGAAACACACTAGTATTAGTAGATCGTATCAAGGGTGGACAAATGATTTGTGAAAACCTTCCACATGCAAACTTTGTAAGTGGTGAGATGAAAACTACAACACGTAAAGATCATTATGATGAGATTAATGAAGGAACAAACCAAATTGTTGTAGCAACATACGGAGTTGCGGCAGTTGGTATTAACATTCCACGTATTTTTAACTTAGTACTAATAGAGCCCGGTAAGAGTTTTGTTAGAGTAATACAAAGTATTGGACGTGGAATACGTAAAGCTGAAGATAAAGACAATGTTCAAATATGGGACATTACAAGTACAGCAAAATTTAGTAAAAAACACTTAACCGAGCGTAAGAAGTTTTATAAAGAAGCCAATTATCCATTCTCTATAGAAAAAGTAGAATGGCAATAAGCCACACAGGAAATAAAATATGAAAATTTTAACAGTAGAAAACAATACTTACGAACTGGATGAGATTCCAGATCAGGTAGAAGACTTACGATACAGCATTTTAGACTATAGCAACCCAGGACACATTGATTACTATTTTATTCCATTAGTGTTCCTAGAAAGTTTTTATGCACCAGCCGCAGTATTAAAAATTGGTGATTACTCAATTACAATGCCATTAGATTGGAGCATAGTTATTTGTGATCCATCAGTTGGTGATCCAGAAGTTGTAAGTTTAATGAGTTTGAATGACAGGGGCTTTAGTGTGTTTGCATTTAATCCTATTACAGGATTTACACCTAAGTACTTGGACATATCAATAACTAATATTTACACAGATGTAAAATGGTATGCACCTAAGCTAAAGTTTGGACATTTATTAAATGTTCCATTGCATGACGGAGCAAATCCACCCTGTGTACTGTTTGTAAAGGAATCAAACAAGTTACCTGAAGTACTTGACATTAGTGAGCTTTGGTAGTAAACTATGAAGACTAGGATACATGTTAATCAGCACGTTGTTAAACGTAATGCTAAGACAGGTGAAAGAGAACCTGTATTAACATGCAAGACTTCTAAGAGTAATACATATGGACATGAAGTGTCTATTAAAGGTGATTCGAAAGTTATATACAGTCCAGACAAACCACTATCATGTGGTGCTAAAGTTTGGATAGAAACTGAAGGAGAAGTAGTAATTGTCAAATAAACTAAACATTAAAGAAGAGATGCGAGGTATTGATACCAAGGATAGAGGTTGGTATGACAGTCTTACTGAAGAAGAAAAGAAAAAGCTAGGCATATGGCTACTAATGCGTTATACTAGTAGTTGTGGTGATAAGATGTTTACTGAGCATTACTTAGAGTGGACTAACGAAGTAGTAAATGTACACTTTAACAAGCTACGTAAGCACCCACAGTTGCAACATCAGCTAATGCAGTTAGTTGGACTAGGGAAGACTACATTCCATCCTTGGATTGCACCTGGAAAAGCAATGAAACAAAGTAAGATACAGAAGTGGGTTATAGAAAACTATAATCATCTGAATGACGATGAAGTAGAAATTTTTATTAGTACTAAAACTAAAGATGACTTCAAGGAGTTGTTTGAAGAGTATGGGTACGATAAGAAGCAAATTAAAGAGCTGTTAAAATAAATGTTTAAATGTGAATACTGTTCTAAAACATTCAAGAAAGAGAATACACTAGTTGTTCATTTATGTGAACAGAAGCGTAGGCACATGCAAAAAGACGAAAAGCATGTACAACTTGGTTTTAGAGGTTATCAGTTATTCTATAAAATAGGAACAAATGCAAAGAATGAAAAAAGCTACCAGGAGTTTGCAAAAAGTCAATATTATATTGCGTTCTGTAAGTATGGTTATTATTGTAGGGACATTGGTATTGATGATGTACCGTCTTACACAACTTGGCTATTAAAGAATTCAATAAGATTAGACCATTGGTGTAGAGATAAGCACTTTGCGGCTTGGATGAAAGAACGACAAAACAACGAATCGTGTGAAAGAGGTGTTGAGCGTACTGTATTGTTTTTACAGAAGTGGGCAGAAGAAAACAACACAACATATAATACATACTTTCATACAATAGCACCAGCACTTGCAGTATTTCATATATGCAGTGGCAAAATTAGTCCGTGGGTGTTGTTTACAAGTACAGCGGCACAAGATTTAATTGATAACATGAGTGGCGAACAACTAAAAATGATAACAGATTATTTAGATGTTGATTATTGGCAACGTAGAATGAATGTCAATCCACAGGATGGTAGATTTGTAACAGAAATTATGGAGCAAATGAAAATATGATATGGTCATTGATTTATATATTAGCATGTTTTGTATTACCAGTATATATGTTATATAAAATGGATAAGGAAGACCCAAATGATAGTTAACACAGATATTGACATTGATGTAGCTAATAGAGATAAGCTATTAAACCTTATTAACGGCACACCTGCAATGATTGCTCGCGAACATAAGCAAGTAAAACATAACACTGGTGTGTACTTCCATGAAATACCAAGTAATCCTTTTAATGGACTTAGCACAATAGATCATAAAGAAGCAGAGTCTATGGGTTACTTTAAAATTGATGTTATTAACGTTGGATTATATAAATCTATTGATACTAAGAAGAAGCTAGATGATTTGCTTGCAATGGATCCTATGTGGGAGTTACTAGAACATCGAGAAGTAGTAGAACAATGTTTCCACATACATAAGCACTTTGATATTATTAATACAATGAAGCCTACTAGTGTAGAACAGCTAGCGGCAGTGCTTGCAGTAATCAGACCGGCGAAGCGTCACTTACTTAATAAGGGTTGGGACGCTATTAACGCTGATGTATGGGTTAAACCTAGCACAGATGAATACTTTTTTAAAAAAGCACATGCTCACGCATATGCAGTTGCTATAGTATTGCAATTAAATATGTTAGCTAGTGGTTTTTCTTTACAAGGTTAATACTACGTCTTTTAATCCGCTTGGTGATGCTGTTGCTTAGTCTTACTTCTGGTCCTACAATAACTTCCATTTGTTTTACATTAAAACTTTGAATTGCGTATTGGTAATTCCATCTATTAAGTAATGCAATGTTGATGGGTAATTTTCTATTCGTTTCCCACCACCATTCTTCGCCTAATTCCAAGAACTTAATTCTCTCTTGGGTATCAGTTAAGCGATCGTACACATATAAGCTAGCAACATGGTTATCTATATTTTGGATAATCCCAAGGTATTCGTTTCCGGCATATGCTATGACAGTTAAGAATGGATATTCGTCTAATAGTTTCTGATGTTTTGTTTGCATTACTTCTATTTATGCTTTCAAAATCCGAACAATTTTGATAAATACAATACAGGAGTCTAACACATGTCAAATTACGGAACAACATACAATATTAATCAAGTAGGTGATCTTTACACCTTACAAGACCACGGTTCATCGCCAGGGCTTGGCAAGTACGCAAGTGCAAAAGGTACCTCAGTAAACAGTCCGGTTAACTATAGATTTTTAAAACTATTTCGAGGATTTGATACTGAGTTTTTCTTCTTTATAAAGAACCAAGATCGCAAGCCAATTATGTTACACGGCACTACTATGCAAGTATCCTTAATTGATCGTAATGATAGATCTACTGTAGTTAGTAAAAAAGCTATTATAACAGACTACGATGCAGGTAGTGTTAAAGTAATAATTACAAGTGGAGAGAGTTCTTTATTCTCACAAGGATTTTATGATCTAGTGTTTAGTTACACTACTGATCAAGGTTTAGTTGTTCCTATGTTTGCAGACTTAAACATGCGACCTAACTACACTGTTGAAGTAACAGAAGATGGTGATGCATTACCATTAACAACACAAATTAATTCATCCTTTACAACTTCAGTTGTAGGCGTAGACACATACTATTACAGTAGTGCCATGAAAGCCACAGGATACTATAACAAACCAAACGGATTAATTACACTAGCAGTATATGGCACAGGCTATACAGGTAATTTTTGGGTGCAAGGCTCATTAAATGACAATCCAGGCGAAAGCGACTGGTTTAACATAATATTAGGCTCGTACACCGAAGAATTTTACCCATATACTAATCACACTGGAATAGATCCATGGACATTCCGTACAAACGTAAAATTAATCAGAACAAAACACACATCACCAACAGGAACACTTGACAAAGTAGTAATAAGAGTGTAATATACATGTATGACTTTGATGAACGACTACGTAAGAACTCTGGTACCGGCTAACTGGCGATCAAGCCCTAGTGGATGGATATCTGGCAATTGCCCAATGTGTACTAGAAATGGTCAAGCACGACCTGATACTAAAGGCAGAGGTGGATTCTTATTTGACGTAGAAAAGTTTCAATATAATTGCTTTAATTGCACATTTAAAACTGGATGGGCACCACAGGGCAAAGTAACATCTAGATTAAAACAATTACTAACTACATTAGGTGCAGATGAGAATGATATTAATCGTATTCAACTTGAATTGTTACGTGAACAAGATGTAGCAACTTTATTAATAAAAACAGAGAAACGTAAAAACTTAATTATTGATTGGGACTTAAAAGAGCTGCCAGAAGATACTAAACCATTTATGCTACATGACGAGCCTACAGCAGATTGGTCGGAAGCAGTAGAATATTTAACTAGACGTGGGTTTGATGTAACTGATCCTAGATTCATGTATAGTAATAGTAAAACAAATGGTAGAGTCAACAAGCGTTTCATATTACCATTTACATATAAAAATAAAGTAGTAGGATACACAGCAAGATGGGCAGGAGATAGTATTCCAGATGGTATGCCCAAGTACTACAATCAGCAACCTAAGAAAGACTTTGTGTATGGGTTAGATAGACAGACTCCAGACAAGCATGTTGTTATTGTAACTGAAGGACAACTTGATGCAATAGTAACTGATGGGTGTGCAATAGGTAGTAATAATATAAATGATGAACAAGCAGATATACTACACAGCTTACAGAAACATATTATAATATTACCAGACGCAGATGATGCAGGAAAGTTAATGTGTAAGGCAGCAATAAAGCATGGGTGGAGTGTAGCATTTCCAGAATGGAAAGATTGCAAAGATGCCGCAGATGCCTTGACAAAATACGGAAGATTGTATACAATAAAGAGTATATTAAATAGTGCAGAAAGTAATGCAACTAAAATTGAATTAATTATGAGAAAGTATTGCAAATGATGAAAAAAGATGAAAATGTACAAGCAAAAGAATATGGCATAGACTTACAACGATTATTTGTTGAGTTTTTATCTCAGGACCAAGACTTATTCGCTAGAGTAAATGGAATACTTGATCCTTTGTATTTTGATAGAGAACTACGCAAGGGTGTTGAGTTTATACAAGAACATTCTATGGGATATAGTGCGTTACCTACATTGGAGCAAATTGTAGCTACAACAGGGCTAGAGTTACAGCCACTAAAAGATGTAGATGACAGACACAAGAAATGGTTTATAGATGAGTTTGAAGTATTTTGTAGACATAAAGCATTAGAAGGTGCAATCTTAACAAGTGCAGACTTGTTAGAAAAAGGTGACTACGGACCAGTAGAACGTATGATTAAAGATGCAGTCAATATTGGACTTGCTAAACATATGGGTACAGACTATTGGGAAGATCCAGCGGCACGTATTGAACGTGTACGTAATCAACGTGGTGGCACAAGCACAGGTTGGAAAGATATTGATAACAAACTATATGGTGGATTTAACAGAGGCGAATTAAATATATTTGCAGCTCCATCGGGTGGTGGTAAGAGTTTGTTCTTACAGAACTTAGCACTGAATTGGTCAATTGCAGGATTGAATGTAGTATATATTACACTAGAGCTTAGTGAAGAATTATCTAGTATGCGATTAGACAGTATGATTACTGGCATGGACACAAGATCAGTATTTAAGAACGCCGCTGACGTAGATTTAAAAGTACGTATGCAAGGTAAGAAAGCAGGTAAGCTACAGATTGTACAATTGCCAAATGGTATTACAATTAATGCTATTACAAGTTATATTAGAGAATTTGAAATTAAAAGTGATGTCAAAATAGATGCAGTATGTATTGATTACTTGGATCTAATGATGCCAGCACAAAATAAAGTAAATCCAAGTGATTTGTTTATTAAAGATAAATTTGTATCAGAAGAATTACGTAACTTTGCAGTAGAATATGATTATTTGTTTGCAACAGCATCTCAGTTAAACAGAGCGGCAGTAGAGGAAGTAGAATTTGATCACTCCCACATTGCAGGTGGTATAAGTAAGATTCAAACAGCAGACAACGTTATTGGTATATTTACAAGCCAAGCAATGCGTGAACGTGGGCGTTACCAAGTACAGTTTATGAAGACACGTAGTAGTAGTGGTGTTGGACAAAAAGTAGACTTAAAATTTGATATTGCAGGATTGCGTATTGAGGATCTAGACGAAGATGATCAAGGAACTACAATGAATCAACCTAGTGCTATGTTTGAGAAAATTAAAGCACAAAACAAAGTATCACATCAAGAAAAGAATATTGCTGAAAATAGTGTTGTGGAGAACACAATACAGGGCCACGACAAGTTACGTTCTATGCTCAAAAGAAGTAATAGTTAGATAAATACTACAATAAAGTAAGAAGTAAATTATTACTGGAGAAGAAACATGACACAGAAACGAACTCGTAGCTTATTAGAAGAAATAAATCTTTTAGCTCCAAAAAAGTCTAAAGATGCAATCTTAGAAAGTAGAGGTTCCAACGCCATAAGTAGTGTTATAAATGTATTAGATTTAATTGAGAATCATTACGATGCAGACGTAGCACAAGACTTGACAAAGCGTATCATGTTAAGTATAAAGAATAGAGACCCAGAACGATTCAATCGTGGGGTTAGGAAAATTAGAGGACCGAAATGAAAATAAGTGATATTGAACATATAGTAGGAACAAAGAAACGCCTAAACAGAGACAGCCGCAAACGCAGGTTAGTTCAGAAAGATCTTTATACTCCAAATTTAACTAAATTAGCAGAAGATGCCGGCGGTGCTAGAATTCAGCACTTAGAAGATCTTATTCTATGGGACGGTAGTCAAGGTGCTAAAAAAGCAATTGCAACATTACATCAAGTAGAACAACAACCAAATACAGTTACTATTAAATGGGACGGCTCACCAGCTGTTATGTTTGGAAGAAATGAAAAAGGTGAATTTGTACTTACTGATAAAAGTGGATTTAGTGCAAAAGGTTATGACGGAAAAGCAACTAGTGCTAAAGGTCTAAATCAAATGTTAAGCAACCGCCCAGGTGCAAAAAACCCAGATGCTAAAAAAGCAAATGACTATAAAAAGTTTATAGGAGCGATGACTAACATATGGGATAAAGTAGAAAGTTGTGTACCAGATAACTTTAGAGGATATGTGATGGGTGATTTACTTTGGTTAACAAAGCCACAAGTAACAGACAACAAATATGTATTCACACCTAACACAACAACGTATTCAGTAAAAGCAGACAGTGAAGTTGGTAAGAAGATTACTGACAGTGAAGTTGGTGTAGTAATACACATGGCAGTTGGCTTAGATGGCGAAAAAAGCAATGTTGATATGACACAATTTCAACAAGGCGCAACATACATTATGCCACCTGTAATGGTAACAAAATCTCCAGGTGTGGACATTCCAGCAATAGACGAATTAGAAAATTACTTAGACAAAAATGCACAAGCAATAGATAAATTGTTTGCAGTACCACCAGAATTAAAAATGGCAGACTTTGGCAAGATACTTTATGCTTACATCAACAACAGTGTTAAAGCAGGCAACCTAAATGATCTTGGAAGTACTTTCCAAAAGTTTGTTGATGGTAGTAAGTTATCAGAACCAAAGAAAGCACGTTTAATGGATTACATAAATAGTAACATAGACGGATTTAATGCAACATTTAATTTTATTAAAGGCATTCAAAAAGTAAAGAATATAGTTATTAAAACACTAGATGCACAAGACGCAGATGTTGAAGCTAGCACTTCAGGTCAAAGAGGCGGTGAAGGGTATGTAGTGGACAAGGATGTTAAACTAGTTAACAGAGCAGGATTTACAGCCGCAAATATGGCACAGGAAAGATAATTAAAATGTCGGCATTAAAACCAAAAGATGAAGTAGGGAAATTAGAAGTATCATTAAGGGTACTTGGTAATGAACTAATAGGTTTAAAAATGACAGTAGACGATTTTAAGATTAAGTGGTTAGTATACGGAGTTATTACACTCGTAGCACTAGCCTGGGCAGGCGGAACGTTTGGACCCATGCTAATGGACACATTTAGCGATTAAGGAAAATATTATGAATGAAATAGAAGAACAGTACGGAGAAACAAACCCACTAAAAGAGTTGAAGTTTATTCAATCATTGGGTGAAGCACGTATGTTTAAAACAAGAACACAAATTCAGCGCCAAGGTGCTAGAAGTATTACTGACCATTTATTTGTTAGTATGTTAAGCCTTTACGCTATGTCAAACGATTATAAGTTTGCACCAGAAGCAACAAAGTATGTTAAGCGTACTACTGCATTTGGTGGATTTAATAGAGCTAGTCCAAGTGGAACAGATTTGTATCAAACAATTTTCTCATTGAAAAAACCAGAAGGACTAAATGATGATCCTAAAGACAAATTACTTTTAAACAAAGTAAGAGTTGATGATCGTAGAATTAGAGCCTTTTTAAAGCAAATGGAATATGGTAAGTTAAACCCAG